CATCACCATCATCAAGGAAACAAAAGTGATTGAACCAATTGCAGACATGAGCTTTGTCAAAGCTTTCAACAACGGCAACTCTGTCTCAGTGAGTGAGCGCCGCATCACCAAGAGCACGATGGAGAAGTATGGTGTTGTTCGTGAGAGCGGCAACTTCTACTTCCCCTACTACGACAAGGACAGCCAGCTTGTTGCAGCTAAGGTTAGACCTGTAGCAGATAAGAAGTTCTCCACTGTAGGTAAGTGGACAACAGGTACATTGTTTGGACAGAACCTCTACCCGTCCGGTGGTAAGTACATCACCATCACTGAAGGTGAGTTCGATGCACTGGCTGCGTTCCAGATGACAGGTAGCAAGTGGCCTGTGGTGTCTGTGCGTAACGGTGCTGGCTCAGCCTTGAAGGATTGCAAAGCACAGTATGAATATCTGAACAGCTTTGAAACCATCGTTGTCAACTTCGACGGTGACGAACCGGGCAGGAAAGCTGCTAAAGAAGTGGCTGAGTTGTTCGGTAACAAATGCAAGCTGTTCAAGCCTTTACCAGATCTGAAGGATGCCTGTGACTGGTTGAGTGAAAGTAAAGAAGCACAGTATGTTAGTCGTTGGTGGGCCAGCGAACCCTTTGTACCAGACGGTATTGTCTCTGGTAGCACACTATGGGACTTAGTGTCAGAGCCTATGGCACCTGCCGATTGCAAGTATCCTTGGGCTGGACTGAACGAACTAACCTACGGCATCCGCTTGGGTGAGCTTGTCACCATCACCGCTGGTAGTGGATTGGGTAAGTCGCAAGTGCTGCGTGAGTTAGCATGGCACCTGATCAAAAACACTGAAGACAACATCGGCCTGATGTTCCTTGAAGAGAGTGTTCGCAAGACTGCATTGTCAATGATGTCGATGGCAGCTAACGTGCCTCTGCATTTGCCCGACACTGCTGTGTCAGAGGACGACAGAAAGATTGCTTTCGAGAACACCTTAGGTACAGGTCGTCTTTACTTGTTCGACCACTTCGGATCGACCAGTATTGAGAACATCGTCAACCGTGTGCGCTATCTGGCTAAGGGTATGTCGTGCAAGTATGTGTTCCTTGATCACTTGTCCATCATCATCTCCAGTCAGGAGAGTGGTGACGAACGCAAAGCATTGGACGAGGTGATGACAAAGCTGCGTATGCTGGTGCAAGAAACCCAACTGCGTGGGTCTGCATCGATTGCACAGCTTAGCGACATGGTGATTGGTCTTGAACGTAATGGTCAGGCTGAAGACTTGGTTGAACGCAATACAACCCGTGTTCGTGTGTTGAAGAATCGATACAGTGGTGTCACTGGACCAGCATGCAACTTGCTCTACAACAAAGAGACAGGTAGAATGTTTGAGATTGAAGACGAACCTGAAGGAGATGTGTTATGAAGACAATCAAACTGTTAGTTGAGTTGACCTATAACAATGATGCTATGCACGAAGACGATGCCGATGGTATTGCTTGGTTCAAGGATGAAGTCTTAGGTGGTGAAATGGTTGCGTGGTCTAACGAGATAGGGGACGAGCTTGGTTTCATCAAAGTATTGGAGATCCTATGAGTGACGTAGAACAATACTGGGAAGCCATACGAAAGCGATGGCCCCACCCCACACCAAGCTATCAACAGCTTGACCCAATGGAACAGATGATGTTGGTGCAGAGTGTCAACATCTTGTTGCAAATCTTAAACTAAGCTTTATGCTGAGCTTGAAGATGTTGAGCATAACTTGTACATATATGAACAACTGAGGGACGACAATGAGTGACGGCGGCAAAGGATCTACACAGCGACCACGTTCTGTAGCTGATGAAGAATGGGCCAACCGATGGGATGCCATCTTCGGCAAAGACAAACCTGAACAAACAAAGGACAACGATGACGACATGGCTGAACCGCTACCTGATCGAAGGTGACTACATCGGTATTTGTACTAGCGAGGAAGACTACTATCGCACATTGAGATATTTGAAGGTGCCGATGTCGGAATGGGGTAGCTGGTTAAGCTCAGGAGCTCTAGCTACAACACACTTTTTAGACTCAGCAAAAGGCAACAGAGCCACTGTTGTCTGCATACCTGTGAAGCCTGAGACAGACGGCATCGACGTTGCAACATTGTTGGTACACGAGGCTGTGCATGTGGTGCAGGAATACTTTAGATGGATTGGTGAAGACAATCCCGGTACTGAGATTGAAGCGTATGCTATTCAGAACGTGAGTGCTTCGCTGATGAGAGCCTACCGTGATAAACTGTTCCCGAAACCAAAGAAGGAAAAGAAAGATGGACTACCTGTGGGACATAGAGACTTACAAGACAGCGTTCACATTCTCAGCGATCAGTGCTGATGAGTCGCATGCTGTAGCGTTTGAATGCTCCACCAGAAAGAACGAAGCTGCTGCTTTGTTCAGCTTCCTTGACGAGTTGAAGAAGAAGAAACACAGGATGGTGGGGTACAACAACATAGGCTTTGACTACCCTGTGCTGCACGACTTGTTGTCTGTACGAGACAAGGCAGTGACAGTGTCGGGTAAGGCTGTGGCTACACGTGCGTACAAGAAAGCACAATCCATCATTGGTAGTGACGACAGGTTTGGTCACCTCATCCGTGACAACCAACAGTATGTGCAGCAAGTTGACCTGTTCAAGATAATGCACTTCGACAATCCTGCAAGGGCTACATCGTTGAAGGCGCTTGAGTTCAACATGAAAGCTGACAGCATCGTTGACCTGCCCTACGATCCTCACTCTGACTTGACCGATGACCAGATCGATGTGTTGCTTGTATACAACATGCATGATGTGAAGATGACTCTGCAGTTCTACAAAGAATGCTTGTCACAGATTACATTCCGTGAAGAGTTGTCTACAAAGTATGGTCGTAACTTCATCAACCACAACGATACGAAGATCGGCAAAGACTACTTCATCATGAAGCTTGAAGAGAACATGCCGGGTAGTTGCTATCGTGTTGGTAAGAAGGGTGAGCGTCACATCAATCAGACAAAGCGACCAGTGATTCACATCAAAGATTGTCTGTTCAACTACTACGACTTCAAGCGCCCTGAGTTTCAGCTTGTGCTCGATTGGTTTGCTGCACAGTCTTTGACAGAAACAAAGGGTGCTCTGTCTGACATTGAAGAGAGCGACCTTGGTGACCTAGCAGCCTATGCTGAGATGGTGACGAAGCGTCAGAAGTGGTTCAACAAACCAAGCGATGATGTTGTTCTGGCGGTATTCACGGATCTGTTGAGTCGCAGATTGTTAGTGATGATGATAAGTACATGATCATTGACGCTGACGTTGCATCCATGTATCCCAACATTGCCATTGCCAACCGTGTGTTTCCTGAGCACTTGTCTGAGAAGTTCTGTGACATCTACCAAGACGTGTACGAGCAGCGTAAGAGCTACCCCAAGGGCAGCGCTGAGAACGCCATGCTGAAGCTTGCATTGAACGGTGTGTACGGTGACAGCAACAACAAGTACAGCCCCTTCTATGACCCGCAATACACGATGACGATCACCATCAATGGTCAGTTGTCATTGTGCTTGTTGGCTGAGAAGCTGATGGATATTGAAGGCTTGACTATTGTGCAGGTCAACACAGACGGTATCACTGTGAAGCTACCACGTGACAAGCGTGACGAATACATCAACATCTGTGATGCTTGGCAAAGACAGGTTGGTCTACAGCTTGAGTATGCTGAGTATTCAAAGATGATTATTCGTGACGTGAATAACTACATTGCTGTGTACACCAACGGTAAGGTGAAGCGTAAGGGTGCGTATCAGTATGAAGACTTAGGCTGGCATCAAGATCAAGGCGGCTTGGTTATACCGATGGCTGCAGAGGCTGCGATGCTGCATGGTATTCCTCTTGATGTATATATCAAAGGTCACAAGAACAAGTATGACTTCATGCTCAGGGTTAAGGTGCCCCGTAGCAGCAAGCTTGTGATGGTGATGGATGATGGTACTGAGGTGCAGCAACAAAACATGTGCAGGTTCTATGCTTGCAATGCTGGTGGTGCTCTTGTTAAAGTGATGCCACCCCTGAAAGAAGAAGCTGAGCCACGCCGCATAGGTGTTGGTGATGGCTACGGTATGTGGACATGCAACGACATCAACGACTTCACATGGAAAGATGTCGATTACAAATACTACATTGACGCTGCTGAAAAGTTGGTGATACAATAGGTCTAGCGACCTGAAGAATATAGGAAGCTGACCCCTATTGAATTGGTCAGCATTTAAATCAAAGGAAACTCAAATGAGTGACAAGTTGAAACTGAAAGCCACAGTATATTGGGCTTCGTTGAATCGTAAGAACGAGATGGCTGATGCTTACACAGTTGATCTGTGTAATCTGTCTGACAAAGCAGTGGCTGCATTGGAAGAGATGGGCATCTCTGTACAAGAGAACCTTGAGAAGAAGCCTGAGCAGGGTAAGTACATCACCTGCAAGAGTCAGCGGCCCATCAAAGCTTTCGATCCAGACAACGAAGAAATCGTTGAAGACATTGGCAATGGTAGCAAAGCAATCTGTATGATTGGCAGCTACGCTTGGACATACAAGAACAAGAAAGGTGTCAGCCCTTCGCTGGCTAAGTTGGTCATCACTGACTTGGTTGAATACGCAAGCGGTGGCAACATCTCTGCTGACGACGAAGACGTTTTGTAAATGATTGCGCTTCTGGACTCGGACATTTATTGCTACCGAGCCGCAGCAGCATGTGAGAACGAAGATGAGCTACAGGCTGTTCGGTCTGTAGACTCTCTCATCATCAACACTCTCATGTGTGGTGTAGACAAGTGTGGTTACGTTGATGCGTGGAAGCTCTTCCTTACTGGCAAGGGCAACTTCAGAAACGACATAGCCACTACAGCCCCGTACAAGGGCAACAGAGCAGACAAAGTGAAGCCTAAACATCTGGCAGCACTGCGTCAACATCTGATGCAAGAGTGGAAGGCTGACATGTCTGAAGGTCAAGAAGCCGATGACTCCATTGCCATTGAAGCTACAAAGCTTGGTGACGATGGGGTCATTGTTTCGTTGGACAAAGACCTAGACCAAGTGGCAGGATGGCATTACAACTTCGTCAAGAGAGAAGCCTACTACATCTCTGAAGCTGAAGGGTTGCTCAGGTTGTACATGCAAATCTTGACAGGCGATACTGCTGATAACATCATAGGACTTCGCGGCATTGGCAACGTCAAGGCTAAGAAGATGTTGGAAGATGCGGCAGATGAGACAGAGATGTTTCAACGCTGTGTTGAAGCCTATGATAGTAACGAAGATAGGGTTGTTGAGAACGCCCATCTACTTTTCTTACGTAGACATGAAGGACAAACATGGACTCCCCCCTCCAAAAGAATGACGTAGCTGTGGTGCTGCGGCCCATCATTGAAGATGGTGTTGAATGGGATGGTGCTTTCCAGTTGATGGTGACTGTTGCTGGACCTGTAGAGCTTGATGAAGAACACATGCGTAGCTTGCTCACCGTTGCCAGCTACCTTGCTGCTGCTGTTCCGTTGATGGAAGAGAGCAAGGCTTTCACTGAGTTGCTGCGTGACAGGGCTGAACAACTATCTGGTGACGTACTCATTGGTGATAGCATGGCTCCGTTGCTTACCCGTAACACTAAGTGTGAGGGAGGTGTGCAATGAAGAAGTGTAGCGAGTGTCTCTACGTCAGTGTTCATGGTGATAGTCAGCCATGTGTTAGTTGCGATGACAATGGTAACAACTGGGTACTGTCACCACAATACAACCCAGAAAAAGTAGCGTTCAAACCACAAGTTATTCCTCCTACTGGTGTCAAGTACGACAACGGCAAACCACAATGGTCTTTGCTACCCTTCAGAGCACTGACACAGGTCGTTGAGGTGTTGACCTATGGTGCAAAGAAGTATGCCCCTGACAACTGGAAGAAGGTGCCCGATGCTCGTCGTCGTTACATCGACGCAGGCTTTCGTCACTTCACTGCCTATACCACTGGTGAAACAAACGATCCAGAAACTGGTAAGCATCATCTGGCTCACGCTATTTGCTGCCTACTCTACCTTGTAGCCTTTGACTTAGGAGAACACAATGACAAAAGTAACAGTGACATTTGAAGCTGAGATTGATGTTGATGACTTGGGTGCTGAATACAGCAACGAAGACTACCTCATTGACACTGTCAAGGAACACATTGTCTATGCCATGAGTAGGCTTGATGCAGAGATAACATTCAACAAAGTTGATGTGGAAGGACTAGAATGAAACTAACAATCACTGATGCTGAGAACGGCTTTGTTGTAGCAGTGGAAGAGAGCGAAGACAACTTCTTCTATTTCGTTGCATTAGATGTTGATGATGTCTGTGCCATTGTGCAGAACATCTTAGTCAATCCTGCTGATACATTGGACATGACTAACATTGCCTTTGAAGCTGTGCAAAGTGACAGATAAGAAACGCAATGGTGGTGAATGGACAGAGGCACGATTCAAATCTTTCGTGACCTCTGCCCTACGTGCTGCGTCACGGCGCTGGCCTCCGAAATACAAAGCCTTAAAAGAAGCTTTCGCGGGTAAGCAAGTGAATGCAAAGACTGGTAAGCTGGCAATGCATTACAAGTGCGCTGAATGCAAGAAGCTCTATGTTGCTACCGATGTACAGGTCGATCATATTAAGCCCGTTGTAGACCCTAAGAAGGGGTTTGTTAGCTGGGATAGTTTCATTGACCGTATGTTCTGTGAGATAGAGAATTTGCAGGTGATGTGTAAGCCTTGTCATAAAATCAAAACTGATCAAGAGAAACTTGAAAGGAAGAAGAAATGAGCTTCATCAAATATCAACACCTTGAACGCTACGGTAACACCGAGTTTCATGAACGCCATGATGGACAATGTACCCGTACTAACGTACATAATGGCGAACAACGAACATGTTCTCTACGGTGAATGGCTTGTACCGCACACGTTGAAGACATACAACGATGATGCATGGCGTAAGTTCTATGTGTTCGATGTCTTTGACCGCAACAAAGAACGACTGCTCAGCTATGACGAATACTCAGAAGGTTTGGTTGCTGCTGGCATCAACGTCATTGCTCCTATTGCCATCATCAAGAATGGCAATGAAGCCCACTTCACTGAGTGTCTGAGTAAGGCACACTATTTGGTGAAGGACGGTGAAGGTAGTGGTGAAGGTGTGGTGGTAAAGAACTACGACTACCAGAACAAGTATGGTCGTCAGACATGGGCTAAGATTGTCACCAACGAATTCAAAGCCAAGCATCACATTGCTATGGGTGCGCCTGTTGTTGGTTGTGAAATCGTTGAAGAGAAGATCGTGGCTAAGTATGTGACGCAAGCTTTGGTGGACAAGGTTGTTGCAAAGATCACCAACGAAATGGAAGGGTGGTCAAGCAAGTATATCCCTCGTTTGATTCACACTGTATACTACGACCTAGTCACTGAGGAAACATGGAACTTCGTGAAGGAGTTTAAGAATCCAAAGGTTGACTTCAAGGTGTTGTCGCACTACACGACAGCAAAGATTAAAGAAATTAAACCGGAGTTGTTCTGATGAAAATTGAAATTGAAAACATCAAAGAAAACGAAGACGGATCTGCAGACTGCAACGTCTACCTAGACGAAGAAGCTAAAGACTTCTTGATTCGTTATGCGATCATTGCCTGTCTCACTGAGGCTATCGAAAAGGGTAAGATTGCAACACCAACAGAGGAAGAGAAAACAGAATGAACATCGATACATACCAAACAGAAGCAATGAAGCTTCGTCTGCCAACTGCAGATCGGGAGTATGCTCTATTGAATTTACTAGCCGAGGCTGGTGAAGTGGCGGGTAAGGCTGCAAAGCTGCGCCGAGATGGGGGCGATATTGAGAAATACAATAGCGACATCAAGAAAGAACTGGGTGATGTGATGTGGCAGGTTGCTGCTGTCGCTAAAGATCATGGTTTCACTTTGTCAGAAATCTGTATACACAATTTACAAAAACTGTGGGGCAGAAAAGACAACGGTACACTGCAGGGCAGCGGTGACAATCGATAGATGGTATAACTCCTACCCCTCCCACACCTAAGCAGCTTCGGCTGCTTTCTTTTCCTCTAACACAAAGGTATTATTCCATGACATTCAAGGTTGACGTTGACCTATCCCGTGATGCATTGTTCGACGAACTCGGACTGCAGCGACTCAAAGAAAGCTACATGAAAGATGATGAACAATCTCCACAAGAACGTTTCGCGTTTGTATCAGCAGCATTTGCCAGCAATCAAGAACATGCTCAGCGACTGTATGACTACTCTAGTAAACATTGGCTCAGCTATTCTACTCCTATCCTATCTTTTGGTCGTTCTAAGCGCGGGTTGCCTATTAGCTGTTTTCTTAATTATATGGATGATAGTGCAGAAGGTTTGGTCGATAACCTTTCAGAAACTAATTGGCTCTCGATGATGGGTGGTGGTGTCGGTGTTCACGTTGGTATTCGCAACAGTGACGACAAATCGACAGGGGTGATGCCACACTTGAAAATCTATGACGCTAGTTCATTGGCCTACCGTCAAGGTCGTACTCGCCGTGGTAGCTACGCCGCCTACCTCAACATCAATCACCCTGACATCATTCAGTTTCTGGAGATGCGTAAGCCCACTGGTGACCAGAACGTTCGCACCTTGAACATGCACCACGGCATCAACATGTCTGACGAGTTCATGAACATCATTGAACGCTGCATGAAAGACGACAATGCAGACGACAGCTTCAACCTGATCAATCCCGCCAACGGTGAAGTGGTTGAGACTGTGTCAGCTAAGTATCTGTGGCAGAAGATTCTTGACCTGCGTATGCAGACAGGTGAACCCTATCTTGTCTTCATTGACACAGCTAACAAAGCTTTGCCATCTTGGTTGCAAGACAAAGGATTGACCATCAATGGTAGCAATCTCTGCACAGAAATCTTCTTGCCAACAAACGAGAACCGTACAGCCGTGTGCTGCTTGTCTTCATTGAATCTGGAATACTATGACGAATGGAAAAAGGACAAACAGTTTATCCTTGATGTTATGGAGATGCTGGACAACGTGCTGCAATACTTTATTGACAATGCACCAGACACTATTGCCCGTGCTCGTGCCAGCGCTTTGATGGAGCGTAGTATCGGTATCGGCACACTAGGCTTCCATGCTTTCTTGCAGAAGAAAGGTGTTGCCATTGATGGTGTATTAGCTAAGAGTTACAACAATGAAATCTTCAAACACATCCACAACCAATGCACGATTGGTGACGCTATCTTGGTTGCGTCACGTGGCGAATGCCCTGATGCACATCTCAGTGGTGTTCGTCGTCGCTTTAGTCATTGGACTGCTATTGCTCCCAACGCAAGCAGCAGCTTGATCATGGGTAATACAAGCCCGTCCATTGAACCCTACCGTGCTAACGTGTTTCGTCAAGATACATTGTCGGGTGCGTTCGTGTACAAGAATCGTTTCCTCAAAGCAGAGCTTGCAAAGCTTGGTAAAGATGACGACGATACATGGGCATCCATCATTGCCAACGATGGCTCTATCCAGCATCTGGACGTACCTGAGCAGTTGAAGGAAGTGTACAAGACAGCGATGGAGATTGATCAGCGGTGGTTGGTTGAGCTTGCTGCAGATCGTCAGAAGTACATTGATCAGGGACAATCGGTGAACCTGTTCTTCCCTGCTAACGTGTCTGTGAAATATCTGCACAGCGTTCACTTCCTTGCTTGGAAGAGTGGGTTGAAGAGTCTGTACTATCTTCGCAGTGAGAAAGTAAAGAAGGCAGACAAGGTTGGTGCGCAGATTAAACGTCAGCGTATTGAAGATGAAATTGATTTGAAACAAGTTGCAGATGGTGACACCTGCTTGGCATGCGAAGGATGAATATGACAAAGACTAAAGCCGACATTACACAAGAACGTACCATCTTCAAACCGTTCAAGTTTCCTTGGGCCTATGATGCATGGCTGCAACATGAGCAGTCTCATTGGCTGCACACTGAAGTGCCTATGTCAGAGGACGTTAAAGACTACAAGAAGTTGAACAAGGACGAGCAGGAGTTTCTGACAAAGATTTTGCGCTTCTTTGTACAGGGTGACTTGGACATTGGTAGTGGCTACCACGACCATTACATTCCTCTGTTCCGTCAACCGGAAGTGCGAATGATGATGAGTGGGTTTGCTGCCCGTGAAGCTTTGCACGTTGCAGCCTATGCACACCTAATCGAAACATTGGGGTTGCCTGAGTCAACCTACAACGAGTTTCTGCAATATGCTGAGATGCTTGAGAAGCATGACTATCTGCAGCGACTCAACACATCACCAGTGGCTGAGAAGATTGCTGTCATCTCTGCTTTCGGTGAAGGCATGCAGTTGTTCTCCAGCTTTGTTATGTTGCTCAACTTCGCACGTAACGGTAAGCTGAAAGGACTTGGTCAAATCATTAGCTGGTCCATCCTTGATGAGACTATGCATGCTGAAGGAATGATAAAGGTCTATCGTGAATATGTTAAACATCACCAAGATGAAACAACACCTGAACAGATTAAAGAGATTGCTAAGGAGATGGTTGCTCTTGAAGACCAGTTCATTGATCTTGCTTTTGGCATGGTGGAAGTTGAGAAGCTCACCAAAGAAGAAGTGAAAGAGTACATCCGCTACATTGCAGATCGTCGCCTAATCGCTATGGGCATGAAAGGAATCTACAAGATTAAGAAGAATCCTTTGCCTTGGGTTGACGGTATGCTGGGTACATCACACACCAACTTCTTTGAGCAGAAGGTTACAGACTACAGCAAGGGTGCTCAGACTGGCACATGGGATGATGTGTGGGGCAAGGCAGCGTGAGACACTTCACTGTCAGCTATAGCAGCCAGAACAACGTCTTCAAAGGTGTTCTGCACGTTAAAGCAAACACTATCTCTGACGCTCAAGATAAGTTTCTGTCTTGGCTTCGTGAGCAACCCAGCTACACACATCTCTGGCAACTCTCGTTTGAGTTTGTAGAGATTGGTGCTAGTCTGTAATAACAACGGGGAAGTCCTATACAATAAGGCTTCCCCAACCAACCTAGGAAGTATTAATGGTTACTAAGAAACGAGTAGTGTCACACGTCACCCCTGACGTACCAGCACCAGCTACAAAGAACAATAGTTTGCGTGTACGTCTTGACGACATGGCAACTATCCAACCCAAGACAGCAAAGCAGAAAGAGTTCTTTGATGCCTACAACGCTGGAGACTACTTCATGTGTTTGCATGGTGTTGCTGGTACAGGTAAGACCTACATTGCCCTGTACAAAGCGCTTGAAGAAGTGATGGACAAGAGCAGTCCTTACAAGAAGGTTGTCATTGTTCGTAGTTCTGTACAGAGTCGTGACATGGGTTTCTTGCCCGGTGACGCTAACGAGAAGATGGAGACATTCATCCAGCCCTATCGTCAGATCTGTGCCGACCTGTTCAACCGCAAGGATGCATGGGACCGTCTGTCTGAACAAGGCTACATTGAATTCATTTCAACCAGCTTCATTCGTGGCACCACCTTCACCAACTCCATCTTGTTGGCTGACGAGATTCAGAACATGACGTTTGAAGAACTTGATACCATCGTCACTCGTGTTGGTCACACATCGAAGATCATCTACTGTGGTGACATTCGACAGACTGACTTGAAGAAGAAGGATGACAAGACAGGCTTGCCAAAGTTCTTGGACATTGTGCAGGACATGCGAGAGTTCAGCCGCTTTGAATTTGGCATGGACGATATTGTTCGTAGTAGTTTGGTGAAGAACTACATCATCGCCAAAACACTTTATGAGGATCGTCAATAATGTTACTCATCGAACTGCGACAAGGCATCGGCCTTGACATTGAATTCAACCAAGACATCTGCCACATCGCTGACACTGACGAGATTGACAATGGTTTGTTTGCCTTCATCGGCATCATCATCCTGCTACCGTTCGTCAAAATCTACATCGGTGATATGAACTTGATAGGTGGTAAAAAGTGATTGAAGTTGTTGTTACTGGCGACATGCTCGTCACTGCAAGAGACAAAGCTGCAGAGATGGGTAAGCTGCGTAACAGCATCACCCGTGGGGCTGGCAACATTGCTGGCTTCATAGGTGAAGCTATCGCTCAACAGGTTATGGGCGGTGTGTTAGCCAACACATACGAGTATGACCTCATCCTGTGCAACGGTAAGACAGTGGATGTGAAGACTAAACAGACCTCTGTCAAACCATTAGACACCTATGAGTGCTCTATTGCTGGACTGAATACAACTCAAGAG